AAGTGATTTCAAAACACAGAAAACCCAAAATTTATAAAGATTAAAAATCGGCATTTAAAATACACACCGCTCTAAAAAATAATATGATTTTTATATAATATATGTACACTATTAAAAATAAGAAAAAAAATGAAGAATATCTTATTAAAATTATTGTTATTGGAGAATCAAATATTGGTAAAACTTCATTAACTAATTACTATATCAAAAGAACACCAGTTGATATAATTCAAAATAATTCTCCAACTATTGGTATTGAATTTTTCAGTAAAATTATTAATATTGATAATATTCCTATAAAACTTCATATTTGGGATACTGCTGGACAAGAAAAGTTTAAATCAATTACTAAAGCATATTACCGAGAAGCAATTGGTGCATTGTTATGTTTTTCAATTACTAATAAACATTCTTTTTTATCTATACCATCCTATATTAATGATATTAGAGAATATTGTGATTATAATGTTCAATTAATTATTGTTGGTACATTTAATGATGAATGTGATAAACGTGAAGTAACAGAAAAAGAAATTACTAAATTCTGTGAAGCATATGATTTAATATATGTTGAAATATCATCAAAAACTGGTCATAATATTGATAAATTATTCAAATTATTAATAGATAAAATTTTAATTAAACACAAAAATGGATTAATAAATATAAAAAGATCTTATGATTTAGTTACTATACCAGATAATAATAAAAATTGTTGTAATATTTCTTAATATTAATTTGGTTAGTTATATTATTAAATGAATAAAAATATAATAATTTTTACTGATGGTTCTTGTATTAAAACAGCATATAATAAATATTATGCTGGTTATGGTATTCATTTTCCTAATAAAGAATTACCAGATATTAGTAAACCATTCTTAATGATACCTATAACATCCCAACGAGCAGAATTATATGCAATTTTAAAAGCATTAAAAAAAATAATTAAATTTTTAGAATTTGATACAATCACTATATATAGTGATTCAGAATATAGTATTAAAAGTTTGACTAATTGGATTTTTACTTGGGTAAAAAATAAATGGAAAAGAAGTAATAATAAACCTGTTAAAAATAAAGATATTTTAGAACCATTATACAAATTAATTATGAAATATAAAGATAAAATTAAGTTCCAACATGTTAGATCCCATACTAAACAAAAAGATTATTGTTCTATTGGTAATGATAAAGCAGATAAATTAGCACTAAAAGGATCTATTAAAAGTAAAAAAATAATTAATAAAATAAAACAATTAAAAAAAAATTAAAAATGAACACTAATTATAATAATTTATATGATTATAAAAAAAAATTAAAAATGAACACTAATTATTATAATTTATATGATCATAAAAAAAAATAAAAGGAAATATATAATATAATGGAAAATAGTAAAGTAAATGATAAAATTAAATTTTTTGAAAATATTAATAATAAAGTAAAATTAAAAGAAAAAGAAATAATGGATGAAGTTTATAATAAAAAACATAAAACAGAAATAATAATAGATAATGAAAATAAATTTAGATGTCCAACTTGTAATATTAGTTTTAAATCTGAACATGAATTAAATAATCATTACTTATTAATACACAATGATTTATCTGATAGTGAAGATTTAATTGATATTCCAGCTAGTATTAATGGACAATATAAATGTCCTTTGTGTAATAATATGTATGCTACAGAAAATATGTTAGGAGAACATTTTATAACTAATCATAATAATTATACTTCTTTTTCGGATCTAGATGACAATATTATTAATGGAGGATTTCCTGGTTTTGATATATTAATTCATATTAATATGATTAAATTACCAAATAAAAATAAAACAAATATCATAATAAAAACAGAAAAACAATGTCCAGTTTGTTATAAAATATATAAATTAAAAAAAAATATATATATTGGAAAAAAAAATAATAATTTAGATTATAATTCTGATACTTGTATTTATGACTTTGATATTTATAAAAAACATAAAAATTATAGAGAATATCATTCTGATTCTGAATTTGATATTTTACCAATAAATACCCCAACAAGTATTACAGATAATATATTAATAGATAAATATGATGAATATTCTACTACATCTAGATTACCTATTATATTAAAATGTTGTAAAATGAATTTATGTAAAGAATGTCTAGAAAATTATATAAAACAAACAAATAAAATTATTTGTCCATTTTGTAAAAAGGATCATACAAGAAATGATTTAGATTATATTACTATTATTGAACCAAGTAATATAACTGATGAATCTAAATGGATTGATTGGTGGTGGAAACATTTAGATATATTTTATTAATTTATAAAATAATTATTCAAAAAATTATTAACTTTTTTTGAAAATTCATAATAATTAATAACTTGATCTTTGTCTATCATCTTTTTAATAATATTTTTATCATTGTCATCAAAAAGTGATTTAATTGAACATATATTAGATTCTATAAATTTAATATTTGTATTTTTAGTAAAAAATATTTTACAATTATCAATAAATTTTAACATATAAACTGGCATATCTTCATAATTGTATTCTATTAGTAAATTTGATAATTCGTAAAGTGAAATTTTGACTCTACTAATATTTTTATCTATTTCATTTGGTTTTGGTATTTCACCTGTTTTAATTATATAATCAACAGTTTTTCTGACTATATCTAATTGTGATAATTTTGAAACGAATAATTCAATTTCATTATTAAAACTAGCATTTATATTATTAACTAAATAACACAGATGACAACAGACATCTAAATTATCTAAATTATTATTACTATTATCACCATTTAAATGTATACATTGTAAATATTTTTGATATCTACCACCACAATATCTACAAGTATAATTGTATTTCTTTAAAACCTGCATCCTTATATTTATCCATATTTTTTTCGATATAATACATTTTTCTGACGAATTTAAATCTATTATAGATAATTTTAAAGTATCACGTATGTTATCCTTCCATTGCATTTTATTATAAACTATTAATCATTACACCATTTAAAATAAAAATTTCAAATTTTAAAAAAAGTTTGAAAAATTAATTGTATAATATTTATTTAGTGATTAATAATAATATGATTAATCTTGGAAACTATATTTTTTATAAAAATAATTATAATTTATTGGGTAAAGGAGCTTTCTCAAAAGTATACCGTGGAAAATGTATAGATACAAATAAATTAGTAGCTTTTAAAATAATTAAAATAAAAAATATTACTGTAAAAGGATTATCTATTATTGAAGATGAAATTAAAATGATGGAAATTATTAAAAAAAATCCTCACCAAAATATTGTTGAATGTTATGATATAATTAAAAAAAATGATAAAGTTTACATTATTATGGAATATTGTGATTCTGGTAATTTACGAACTATTTTAAAAAAACCAATAAAAGAATCATATACACAATTTTATTTTTCACAACTAGCAAATGGTTTAAAATATTTAAATGAAAATAATATTATTCATCGAGATATCAAACCAAAAAATATACTTTTAACTAACAATCGAAAAGTTTTAAAAATTGCAGATTTTGGATTTGCAAGAAAAATAAAAGAACAATCATTATATGATACTATTTGTGGTAGTCCATTATATATGGCACCCGAAATTATGAGTAATGAATTTTATAATGAACAAACTGATTTATGGTCTATTGGTATTATTTTATATGAAATGTTATATGGTTATCACCCATTTAATAAATGTAGAAGTATTCCAGAACTTAAAAAAATTGTTAATAATATAAATATTGATATTCCACCAATAAATAATACAAATATAAACGTTAGTCACGAATGTATTTCTCTTCTAAAATTATTATTAAAAAAAAATGTAAATAATAGAATAACTTGGAAAGATTTTTTTAATAATCCTTGGGTTAATAAATATTTTGATAAAAATAATAAACTTAAAAATTCATTAGAAAATATTAATTGCAAAATAGTTGGTAAAATTGAAATAATAGATGATTATTACAGTAATAATGATTCATCTATTAACTATAATACTAATAAACAAAATGATTCATGTTTATTTGATCTAGAATTAGATACTAATAAGTAGATACTATATTCACTATCTTATTTATATCATCTATTCCAAATATAGTAGTATGATTCTTTTTACGATGTTTTAATAAATCTTTTGATATTTTACTTATATTAGTATTATTCATTTCTGTATCTCTTAATTTAAGATATTCATCCGATAATTTATTCTTTAATATATTACACATTTTACATAATTCTTCTTCATATAAATATTTTAAATCAGTATCTATTAAATTCTGATATTTTTTTGGAATTAAACTTCTTGCCTTTAATGGCATTACCAATAATGGATAATAGGCAGCTTCTAATGGTTTTGTATTTGATTTTGGTATTTCAATTGTTTTATTTATATTTTTTTTACTTAAGAAAAAATATAAATCACATGGACTTATACTATATTGACCTTTATATATATAATCATACATTTGACATTTTCCTGTTTGATACATATCTAAACACCATAATAATCCATCTAAATAACTTTTAATATAATCATCATTATATCTATATATATCAATCATTCTAAATTGTTTTGGTATTTGGTAAATTATTTCTAAAATAAATTTTTTAAATATAATAATATTTATAATACCACCATTAAATATCATATTATTTTTATTATTAAATAATTTTTTATAAGCATTCCATACGGTTTCATATTTAATATATTTTAATTTAGGAAGATAATCATTACCCATCATTATTGCAATTAATCCAAAATCTAGTCTCATATCATTATTTTTAAAATCAACAATAGTAACTGAACAGTTTATGATTTTATTAATATGTAATTTAATTAACTTATTGATTGATAATAATTTATAATTATTTTTATATTTTATTAATATATATATATTAATTATTGGTTTCATACTCATAGCTAACACTACTAAATCAGCATCATTACCAATAATGAGATGACTATTATTATCATCATGGTCTTTTAACCATTTAAATAATTTAAGTTCCCCCTCTCCTTCTTTTGATGAATCTAATATCACAAATTTAGTTTTTAAATAATAAAATTTGTTTTTTAATTTATCAACATAACATTTTAGATATTTATCTACCTTTGACATAAAATCTGTTCCAGGTGTTAAATGCAATGAATTTAACTTATCCATCTTTTTATTTATATTAATATTTTGTCGTCTCTTTCGTTGTAGTATAATTTTTGAATAAGATGATGTACCATCAACTGCAATTATTATTTTTTTTGTTGCTATAAAATTAGAAAATAATTTATCTAAATAATTAGATAAATTTATAAAAAATATATTATGTTCATATATTTGTGAATGTAAATGTAAATGTGAATGTAAATTATTGTATGTATTAAATATACTAAACATACAATTATGGAGAATATGATTACAATCAATATAAATATAATCATATTTATTTTTTTTAGCTGGACAATAAACAGCTGTTGAATAATTTTCTTTTAACCATGTATTAAAATTATCAATTCCCATATTATTTAATAAA